TCAAACACCCCATTGCGAAATAATGAAAGCTCATAGGGCGCACTTACGTTTGCCATTGTAATATCCAAGTCATATTGCTTGCTATCTACAACTGTCCAAGTGTCGGTAGTCAAATTAAACTGCGAGCCGCTACCTGTATTGCGATTCATATTTATTAACTGATAAGCAATATCATTGCCTCCTGCAAATAGATACCCTTCAAACCTGTGTAGCCATAGCGACAAGTCAATAAACGGAGTAGCCGCCAAGAAGGAACCCGTGAACGTGATGCCGTACTTTGCTTCTATCGCATCAAGGATAGCCGTCACCTTTAGGGCAGGCTTTAGCTCATAGTAGTGAATGCCGTGTTCTTCGTTAGCATTGTGGAAGGCAATGTTGGTGTCATCGTGATTGGCGTTGTTTGAATCATAAATCCAATTCTTGACAGGACTGCAAAGCGGATAAAACAACGGAGCATAGGTGTCGGTAGTCAATCGTGCCAATATCGCAGTATCAGAATACTGATGGTCGTATGCGCTGAAGTTAAGGTCATACAAATAGTCCTCGCCAAACAAGTCAGAAAGCGTTACCAAATCCCCATAGAACGTAATCGTGTACGCATAAGGCTCGGTGCCTTTTAGCTGCACACCCTCAACCTCGATAACGCCTGAGCGGAATGGGATAGAGTTTATTTCAATCTGCGCAGGCTGCCTTAACCTTCCGTCAAACGTATTGGCTACGCTCGTGGTTGTAGCACCTGCGTTCCATACCGTATTAAAAGTATTCCAAGTGATGCCGATGGCATTCCAAACGGGATTACCTGCGGTCTCGGTAGTGATAACGGAACTTGTGATATTGGCATTGTAGTAGTGCTGAAGTATCTCGTTGTTGCGTGGGCTTGCAGGAATGGTGAATCCCTGCGTGAAGTCCGTGAACACCTTTGAGATGTCCTGCACATTCTGCACCGAGAGGTTGATGCTTATCTCCTCATCATCAAACAGGTCAAGCCGAAAGTCGTTGACGTAAATATCTACCTTGTTCATCGTACCAAGCTGCGCTCATCAAAGCCAAAATCAAAGGACATTGTGTAATTGATAAGTTTTGTGTTCACGCTCTTTTGGTACTCCATAGTTCCACGCTGCGGTACTACGCTCACCCAATTGCTATTGGTATAGACCGCGACATACTCGCTCATCAGAATGTCCTCAATAGTCTCATCGTAATCTTGGTCAACGAACCCTGTGTTTAGGGTTAGTGTGTTGCGAGAGTTGACGTTGAAGGATTGGTACTTGCCTACCTCCAATGAAGGGGTGGTAAAGCCATCGTTGTAGATGCTCTTTTGGTAAGAGTCCTGCGTGAAGTTACCGCGCTCATCGCTGCGCTTGAAGAACGTGATAAAGTCAGCAACGCCAAAGCGGTTAATGAACGCCACCTGCACAGGAGTGTATTTAGATTCGCAAAGAACATAGTACCTCACCGTTGCAAGGGTGGTATTGCCTGCGTTCTTTAGAATCACATCGTAGTACTGCCCTACGCCACCATCGGGTTGACTGCTTGGCTTTATCGCATTATCTAAAAAAGAATTGTTCTCAAGGTTGGCAGGGCCTACGCCTGCGTAAATCACAAGGTTTTGGCTATTGTTTGTTGTTCTGTCAGGTGGTGCGGTGCTTATGGCACTTATTTGAAAATCATCAGAATCGCCACTCTGCCAAGTGATGACAATTTTGGCAAGAGCATTTGTGCTGCTATTGTTAATCGCAAGGGATTCATAGTTCCCTACAAGCACCTGCCTATCTCTGCTCGTTGCAAGCACGGGTTGTGATACCGCAACGGGGGCTATGTTATCACGCGTTGCCCATCCATCGGTAGCAAGAAACGCCAAAGAGCTGCCTGTTGCCCATACCGCTGATTCAGGGGCGGCTCCGTTATTTGAATAGACCCAATCGCCAATAGGTGAAACCCACAACGCCTCACCTTGCGGACTCTGCGTGTAGCCTATGTCGTTCCATACGCTGAAGTCGTGGTAGAACTCCGAGCGTACAAGGTCGCTCACCTCAAAGTTGATGACCTCGTTGATAGAATAATTCTTACTTAAAGAATAGTTTGCAGTAGCAGGGGGCGAGGCCTTTAGGCCATTGTAAATCTTTAACTGAAGAGTCATTGAATCAAGTTGGTCATTTGCCAAAGCGTTGTTCTTGCCCGTGACAAATAAAGGGCTGCGCCCCATTGAAAGGCTGCTTGGGGTAGATGCAGTAGGTGTACTCATTTTGTGGTAAATGCTTTGAAGTCTTGTTCTGTTAGTTTGAACGCCTCTACTAATTCAGTAGGTAGATTTTTGAACGCTATATTAAAAGGGGTGCTGAAGAATTTAGTTGCAGGGATTCCTTTGTTGTAGATGCTACGGGCTAATGCGAACTGAAGGCTCTTGCGTTTTACAAACTGCCCCTTCTTATTTCGTACGCCATCCAATCCCTTCTTGATAGCCCATTGACTAAACGCACTTACGGGTGGCATCTTGTTGGTGTACTTGTAGGGAGACCCCCCTGCGCTTGAATAGGTGCTCTTTGCGCCCCTTACTCCCTTGTCTTGGTACTCACCATACTCATCCATTGAGAACGTCAGGGAGAACTTATTATTTGAATAGTAGATATTATATTTTAGAGACTTGTATAGATTGCCCGATACGTTTTGCTTCTTGCGAGAGAGATTAGTCCTCGCCTGTTGAATGACATATTTGCCAAACTTAACAAGCACCGAAGCAAGCAAATCCTCCCGTGCCATTTTAGCAGATGCTTATCTCGGTGTTTGCAAGCAGCACATCAAAGGTTGCAGTCCACCCTGCAAGCAGGTTCTCAAACCGCTCGCTAAAGGGAACGCAAGTCGCGGTGCCATCCAACTGATAAAGGTCGGTGTACAGAGTACCCCTGCGGAGTTCTGTGATGACATCGTTGATTACTGCGAGCTGCGTGTTCAAGATGTTCTGCTCGTTGCTAACTCCATAGAACGGCTCTGCCTGCAAGCGAGGATTCTCTTTGGTCTCATCCACTAAATCCATACAAACAATGCTCACGTTCATACGGACTATCTGTCCCTCGAATGTTGCTTGGTTGATGATGATGTGCGACAAAGGGAAGATGGTCTGCTTGTTTAGGTCTATGTCGAATATATCGCCTGTCGTTACCACGCTGACTTGGCTATTGGCTTCAAGGGTGTCTTTTAGCTTGGTGGTGATGTCGTAAAACTGCCTCATTTCTTTAGTTTTTCTAATTGCTTTCGTTCAATGTCATTTCGCTCTTTGTCAAACGTGAGAAGGGTGAGGCATTGGTGAACGCCCAATCTTCCCACATCCTCAAACTTTGTGACATCTCCTTTAGCAAGGTGGTAGAATGAGGAGTACCATCCCCACTTCCTTCCGAATTGTGACTCTGTGGAGTACTCATTTTCTGCTTCTCCAAAGAGTTCATTGTAGCGGTCAACAAGTCGTTTCCTAAACGATAAAAAAAAAGCGTTGCGCCTAATACAACATCCATCGGAGCCTGCTTCATTAAGTCGCTATACTTCTCTGCCGATTCGTATGGCTCAATGTCGTATCGCTTGCCTGCTCGTTGAGTGATGGGTCGGTACAACACCGCCATCGTATTGTGCAGGTTCAGCGTGTCTGCCATATAGTTGTCAAGGTCAACGTACTCGCCAAAGCTAATGTCCTCAATGCTTGGAATGAATCCAAATGTCTTACCATCAAGATTGAACTCTTGCTTGAGGGATGGCTTGGTGCCAAACATACCATTGAGTCGGTTGACTACCCCTGCGAGGCTTTTGAACTTTACGTTGGGCAACTTGGCAAGAGGCACTCCGCAGAATATCTCAAGCATCTTGTGGGTCAAGAACTCCTCATCGCCATCCAAGCGCACGAAGCGTTGGTATTGGTCAAGCGTTATCTCCGACAGGTCGGTGGGTACAATTACCTTTAGTTCCATTATTAAAATAACCTTTTAATTTTAGCGTATGGCATACCTTCCAAAGTTAGGTCTGCTGAGTTTGTTGTAGGTCGCATATCTGAGTGCATCAATGGCGTGGTTGAATGCGTCTATGGGTTTGTTCAAGAGGTTGCCGTTCTTGTCCTCCACCCATTTGTAGTTCTGAAGTTCCTTGATTAGGTTGCTGCTTCGTGGGGTTACAAATAGCTTGTGCCGCTTCAGCACGTCAATGCCCACTATGACGCTATCTGCTCCCTTCTGCGTGGGTTTCACGTTCCATCCCATACGATGCAACTCCTCAATAGATTTGGGTTCAGCAGAGTCAGCATATATTTCTGCCCTTCGGTCAAGCCCAAGTGACGCAAGCACGTTGCTGATGTCGGGGTTGGTCATACCCGTGCGGTAAATCAACTCATCCACATACAGATTGTCTCCCGACTTGTAAACTGCCACAAGTGCCGTTGGGTCGTTAGTGTACCCGAAGTCCATCCCGTGACATAGGAGCGTGGCATCCGTTGGTATCTCTCCTTGCCCGTATTGGAAGATGGTGGCTCTACTCATCCCACGTTCTCCTAATCCGTAGATTCTCCAATAGTCGCTATCGGTATCACGCAAGCGTTCTATTTCATTTCGGATGCTGCTATCAAGGAACGGGTTGTCAAGGTAGGTGGTCTGATAAAACTCGCAGTCATCACGGGTTACCACCTTATCGTATATCCAATGGAATGCATCCGAAGGGTTGTAGTCAAGGATTGCCCTGCCTTCGGTACGCAGGATGAGCTGCTGCCAATCCTCGTAGGTTAGCTCGTTAGCCTCGTTGATGTATAGCAAGTCCCTCTTGCGACCCCGTATCTTTTGCGGTTGGTCAAGGCTTATGAACTCCACAAGGTTGCCATTCAGATAATACTCGTGGCTTGACCTGTTATGATAGCTCTCGTTGTACAAGTCGTGGTTGCGCAGTATTTCAAAGAAGTCCCGCATCACAGAAGCCCGAAGCGAAGGGAACGTCTTGCGGCAGATGGTGATGGTCTTGTTTGTCTCCCGTGTGCTATAATAGAAAATCACCCATAGCAGGATGTTGTAAGTCTTTCCGCTACGAGTGCCGCCCTGCTCAACGACTATCTTCTTGTCGCTGCGCTTTAGGTGGTTATATACTTTATTGGTCTGAATCTTCTCCAAGCACTTCAATTTGAAATAGCTTGCCCGAAGATACGTCTACCTCTTGGCGTTCCACGTACCCACGCTTCTTGCCTTTGGTCTTTAGAAAAAAGATAGTAGCGGTTGAGTTGCCCTCCTTTATCTGCTTGTGCAGTTGGCTCTCCGCAAAGTCAATGGCTACGTCTGATAGTTCTTCGACTGCTGCTTTGTATTCCTTATCCTCTTGCATCCATCGGTAATGTGTTTGCCTTGCGATGTCAACGCTCTTGCAGGCAGACGTAACTACTCCTAACGATTTCTCTAACGCATCAAGCATTGCCTTTTTATGGATGTCACTACGTGTCATTTTAACTTATTGTATAATTGCAATGCACTATGAATTGCTTGGTCCATATTAAAATATTTATATTCAGCCAACCTTCCTATAAAATAAATATTTTTCTTTTCTAATTCTTTTGCTGCTTTTTGGTATTTTGAATAAATCTCTTTGTTCTTACTTGTAGGCATTGGATAATACTCCTCACCATTATTGGTGCTATATTCTTTTGCTATTATACTATAATCAGATTCGGTGCCATAGAATTTTTTGTAATCTATTTTTCTCGTGTATGGATATTTAAGCGAAGGATAGTTAACCACTGCAGAAGGTTGATAATTCTTTACTTCGTGTGTTTCATAGTCAAATTCTAATGACCTGTATTCTAATTTGCCAAACCTATCTGAAAAATAAGAATCTATTTTGCCTGTAAAAAAGAGCCTATTAGATTTGTGGTGTTTATTATCGTATTCTTCGTTGAGTCGTACTTCAATGTTTTTGTGGTCTAACATATTTTTTACAAATTCAGTATAACCATTTTTTGGTAATGCCTCATATTTGTCTGAAAAGTATTTGTCGTTAAAGTTTTCCCTAACAGGTATTCGTTCTAAAACTGATGCATCTAACTCTATTGGGTCTACATCCCATTGTTTCTTTGTATAGTTTTCAAACATTAATTCGTATAATTCCTTACCCACACGAGATAAAGCGGCATCTTTAGAATTTTTTACATCTCCCTTTATTTGATTATTATAGAGCCATTCCTTCATTTCGTCTTCATTCTTTATGTTTAAATTAAATAACACATTTACAGTGGTAATATTTACAGGAACAGGAACAAATTTATCGTTAACAAATGATAAGACACGATGTTCATAAGGTAACCATTCAGAGAATCTATTGACAAACTCCCAAACGTCTTCGTTAGATGTGTGAAAGATATGTGCGCCATACTTACTTAATCTTATATTAGTTTTTTCATCAATGTAATCATAAACATTGCCCCCTATATGGTTTCTCTTATCTATAACCAACACATTGTGTCCATCATCAGCTAATTTTCTCGCTAAAGTGGCGCCTGATAATCCTGCACCTACAACAATGTTATTCGTCATTAGATTCTCTTTTTTTAATTTGTTCTATGGTTTTTTTAATTTCAGATACTACGTTATTGTTTAATATTAAATCAGTATCCCACTCCTTTGGCTTTTTAAGTTTATGTTTATGTTGTAAAAATGGTTCTTTTTGAATTGTACTTGATTTTACCATATAGCTGACTTTTCTTGTGTAGATATTTGGATACATACTTTCGGCATACTCACCTCTTTTATTATCCTTCAGCATAGCATTATAGATTTTACGATTCCCATCCATTGATGTTTTTTTACCCGTCTTGCCATATCGCAAGGCATTTCTAACAACACAACTTGGTTTTTTATTTATGCCATTATAGATGCTCATAAGTATGTCATCTTCTGTTGAATTCTCAAATTGAAAATTCTTGTCTACACGATGAACAAAAAAACTATATGGGAATCCTGCAGTAATTTTTATTGTCTCTAAACTTGGATATGCTGCCATCTCAAAACCAACTGCCCCTGTATTTGAATTTTCAGCTATAAAAAACAATAATTTTATTAAATCAAAAAATGCTTGTGGTTTATTTTTCTTTACACTAATATTTTTTTTATTTATTTGATAAAACAATTGAGTAATGTTATCATCTAAATGCAGAGCATAATCATAATTGTTTTTAATAGCATATTGATTTATGGTCTCTCTTGTTTCAGCACCAAGATTAGTTTTGGTTTCTCTTTGTCTTAATACAAACTCATTGTGCAAAGCTTCACTTGTCTCTATAGTAACTATATCTTTGATTTTTCTAAAATCCTTTGCGGCATTGGGATTGTTTGTTGCGATGATAAAATCAATCCCTTCTTTTTTTAGCCTTTCTCTAACAGGTGGGATAAGAAATCTTCGTAATGTAATGTTATCAATATATGGTCTACCACCAAGTATTGCAACGAGTTTTTTACTTTTTAAAGACATACATCTTTCTTTGAGTTCCTATTTGACCTTTAATGCTTTCAGTTATATCTGTACTACTTAATTCATATAAAGAAGTTATTTTATCTAAATCTTCTACATTTTCATAAGCAACAATTACTATTGCCATTAGTTGGCTACTATCTACATCTTTAGAATCCATTATTATATCTTCATTTCCCCAACTTGTAGGCAAGTCCAATCCCCAATTAGTAAGAGCATCAGGCTCCCACTCATTAGCAAGCAAGTCCCAATCCCATTCTCCGAAGCCTACGTTGTCCTTAATGATAAACTCATCCTTCTGCGCATCGGTCAGTTGGTCAGCTACTATAATAGGCACCTCTTTAAGCCCTGCTGCAATACACGCCTTTAAGCGCATATTACCTCCAAGCACTACCATATTGCCATCTACCACGATTGGCCGCAGCTCAAGCATCTGCGGGAACTCCTGTATGGACTTCACAAGCTTCTTGAACTTGTCATCCTTTATGATTCTTGGATTCTTGGGGTTTGGTATGATTGTACCGATTGTTGCTTTTTGCATAACTAAATAACTCTTTTTAATAAATGGTGGTTGTGAACCTCGTAAAGGTAGTCCTTCTTTAGTTTAGTTCCGAAGTCAGCCTCGTGGTGGCAAGACCTGCATAATGCCATCAGGTTTTCTATCGTATCAGCAATTTTGCTTCCACCCATTCCTCTTGGTTCTATGTGGTGTATGTCTACGGCTTTGCCTTGACATACCTCGCAGGGGATGAAGTCAGTTGTTGAGTAGCCCATCCCTTTTAGATAGACCTTTGTGTGGTTCTTCACCTTTGGTAAATCCAACAGTCATCAATGAACGTGGCGTGTGGCAGCAGTTCATCTACCGCTTGGATTACTCCCTTCCAATTCTCGTGGTAGTCATCTCCTGCTATGTAGCCTCCCTTCTTTACTTTGGGTAGCCATAGCTTGATGTCCTCTTTTACCGCCTTATAGGAATGGTCAAGGTCTATGAATACCACGTCAAGGGATTCGTTAAGAAACATTTTTGCTGCTACTTTGGATGTTCCTTTGATTACATTGTAATTACGCGAACCCATATTCTCCAAGAATAGCTCGTAGATGTCGTTGGTCTTGGCGAGCTTGTAGTAGGAGTCTATGTACTCTGCCGTTCCTTTGAATGAATCTATGATTGTGATTTCTTGGTGTGTTGCTTTGTCGCATAGGTAGGCTGATGACTTACCGAGCCACGCACCCAACTCTACGAATGTGCCGTCTTCGGGCATATTGGCAAGTAGGTAGTCGTATGCTGCTTGGTGGTTAAACCACCCGTCTATTTGTTTGCTCGTTTTCATTTTAGTGCGTTGTAATAACAAAGGTACTGCTCTACGCAGATAAGTGTGCCTTGCTCGGATGCTGCTTGGGCAAAGGTACCATCTGCCTCGTAGGTCATCTCAAAGCGTAGGTTGGGCAGGTCGTATGGCTTGAACATATAGCAGGCAGTATCTATGTTGCCGACTCTTGGTTGGTCGGTAGGGCGGAGCCTACCTACTTGCCCCCACGTTACGATAGAGCAATCAAGGGAATGCAAGTTGCTCCACTCCTCAAGGAACTTTGGGTGCAAGATGTTGTCATCATCCAAGAAGTACACCCAATCTTCTTTGGTAAAGGAATCAGCATACAAGTCAAGGAACTCATTACGGAGGGGGTGGCCTGCGGTACCTGTGCGTGTGGAGTAGTGTGTGATTGATGCGCCTGTTGCTCCCTTGAAGTCGGTAGCAGCATCCATCATCACAACCCACGTTGCGTACGCAGGGATATGTTGTTTTAGCCTAACGAGGTTATGAGGGCGTGAGCAGGGAGTGACTATGTAAAGCATCGTAGTTCGTTTATCTTATCCATCGTAAAGTCCTGCACATAGTTGTATAACGATTCCGTTAGGTCTGCCACTTGGTTGGGGTTTTCTTTTAGCCTCTTGATTGCTGCTGCCCATTCGCTTGGGTGCTTGATGGCAATGCAATTATCCTTTGTGATGTAGGGTGAATAGGGTTGTGTGTTGCTCACTATCAAAGCGCACTTGCTGAACCCTGCTTCAAGCATCTTTAGGTGCGACTTGCACTTGGCAAACTCGGAAGTGCTTAACGGCACAAGGCTCACATCAAAGAACTCGTAGAGCTTGTGGTAGTGTGTTGGTGGCATCGTGGGCAGCTTATGGCTTGCCTTCATAATATCGGGGTAGCCATCCACTTCTGCAACATAGCTTTGATATCCTTCAAGGTTGATTGTGGACTCCCTTACGTCTGCTGCGTGATGGTTGCCTCCGATATAACCAAAGCGCACTTCTTCGCTTGGCTTTCGCTCTACCTGCCACGTTGGTACGCTGATGGCGTTTGGTATGATTCGGATGTTGGTATTGTACTTCTTGACCTTTGAGGCAAGGTGCTTGTTTGTCACCCAAACCTCATCAGCCGCTTTCATAGAGCGCACGATGCGAGTTCTCATCTGCTCAACGTACAAGCCTTGCAGGGGATGCGTAGGGGGCAGCACCCACCAATCATCGTTATCAACGATTAGCTTGATGCCTTCCTTACGGCAGAGCTTTACGAAGTCATCAAACGGCTCAACAGGGAATGCACGGCTTGCAAAGATGTGCGTAACCTTCGGCCACATCTCGGGGTCAATGTCGGTAATCTTCTCAATAAAAAAAACATCTACATCCTTGTGGCATATCAAGGGTGCAAATGTCCTGTGGTGAGAGACTCCCGAGTTCTGCTTATGGAAGGCAAGCACAAAGGGTCTAATCATACATTAGCCTCTTGGTCTTTGAACCATTGAGCCATCGCTTTGCGGTCTAAATACTTTACCCACATCCGAGCAGCTACTGCTCTGCGTTGGGGCTTGAAAGGATAGGTGCTACGGAGCTGCGCCATCGCTATCCTCATAAATTGGTCTCGCATTACTCTTTGGTGTTAAAGGTTTCTTTTAATTGCTCGTATGTTGATTGTGAGGCTTTGCCCCAATACATTTCACACTTGCCGTTCTTGATTGGTACTCCAACAAAGAACGATTGGTACATTCCCGTTGGGGCGGTGAAGCGGTAGCACGTTTCTTTGAGGGCGCAGCCCTCTCCTGTGCATTTAGTGATGTCGGTCATAACGTGCCAACTATGGTGTAGGAATCCAAGTCCTCACCCAAGATAAAGAACTGCTTGTACATTTCAATAGCCTCCATAGTCTTACGCTCTCCCTCTGCCACGAACTCGGGGCTTACAGAGTAGATGCCTATGTCAAGGCTTGCCTTGTCAATAGCAATAAAGTAAAACTTGTCTATCGGCACTCCGAACAATCGGGTGTAGATGAACGCCTGCACATCATAGCCGTACTTCTTTGCAGAATAAGGGAATGCTCGTAGGTCGGTTGTTGTTTTTAAGTCAGCCAAAAATCCGTCAGCATAGATGTCAGCCTTCGCCCTAAAGGGCAGGCCACCAATCATACCAATCTTGGGTACTTCAAACTCGCAGCCTGTGATAAGCCCAAGCACGTTCTCATTGCGCAGGAGCGCATCAGAGATGCGTTGCGCCTCATTGTATTCTTTACGGGTACAAAGGTTGCGCTTGCCCTTTGCATCCTGCCAAGCCTTTGCGTTCTTGCTCTGCACCTCAATGACCTCGTAGTCTGCTACCTTGTGAGGCTCAAGAGCCATAAGGTGAACGAGTCTGCCTACCGCAAACGCATCGGAGTCCTCGCTGCCATATTTTGTAACGTAGTGGTACGTCTTGGGTGATGTCAGCAGCAGCTTACAAGCCGAAGATGACAGGGCGTTCTTGCCCAACACTCCGTAGTAAAAGTCATCATCGTGCATCTTCTCAAGGACTGTCTCCATATCCCAAGTGCTGCCATCTAAAAGTTCTATAATTTTCATTTTGTTTCTGTTTTGAATGTTGCTTCGTACCATTGCTCAAAAGGCACACGAAGTAGGGCATCGTGGTAGGCAATACGCAAGGTAACCTTCTCAATGGTTTCTATGTCTTTGAGGATTGATTCGGATATGTCTACCGACTTCAGCTCTCGGAGTAGTTGGGATATAGTTTGGTATTTCATTTCTCAGCAAATTTTTTAATCATATATTCTTCGTACTTATTGCAATAGTATTTCATTGCATCATAAAAGTCTTCGCCCATGGGGAAGTCTATCATAAATTCTTCAACCGCATCAGCGCCTTGCCTAAACCCATCAAAGTGAATTAGCACCGCAAGGTGGTTTGGGTCGTACCCGTGTGAGAATAGGTGCGCAGGTTCTATGTATATTATTTCTTGTTTCATTCTTCTGATGCTACTTGAGTTGCCCAATTCATCCACTTGATATAGATGTCATTGTTAAGGTTTGGTATATCCCTGTAAATGGATGTCGTGGGGTAGGCGGTGGTGTTGGTATAGCCATCCTCGTTGTATGACTCCTCTATGTATGTGATTTGCATCTCGTACTCGTAGAAGTCAGCAACGTGGGCAAAGCCGAGCCACTTGGCAAGAATCTCATCGGAGTTCTTGTCATCG